GGCGGGTATGGGACGGTAAAATTAGATTATTTGATTCTAATAGCGGTGAATTGCCAGCTGGATTAGTATATCATTTAGTAAAATTTTTAGATTCTAGAAAATATAATTTTGAATCTGTAAAAACTAATTACGGCATGCCTTACTCAGAAGAAAAAGTAGATTCAAAAGAATTCTTAAATTTTATAAAAACTCTTAATTTACCTTTTAAAATTAGAGAATACCAATTCTTAGCTTGTATTAATGCATTGAGAAAGAAACGTGGTATACTATTATCGCCTACAGGTTCTGGCAAATCTTTAATTATATATTGTTTATTAAAATATTGGCTACATATGCCTACTACAGGAAAAATATTAGTGATTGTGCCGACAACTTCATTAGTAGAACAAATGTATAACGATTTTAAATCATACGGCCAAGACGAAGAGTATATGCATAAAATATATTCTGGAAAAGATAAAAATCATATTGAAGCTGAAATAGTAATTAGCACATGGCAAAGTATATACAAGTTACCTAAAATGTGGTACGATCAATTCGGAATGGTTGTCGGTGATGAGTGCCATGGATTTAAATCTAAATCTCTAATGAATATAATGAATAAGGCCACAGAAGCGGAATATAGATATGGAACAACAGGAACACTTGACGGAACACAAACACATGAACTCGTACTCCAAGGTTTATTCGGTAAAATACAAAATGTTACCACCACAAAAGCCTTACAAGATAACGATACACTTGCACAGTTACACATCAAAAGACTGATCTTGGATTACGGCGAAAAAGAACGACAAGACTTTGGACAAAGAACGTACGTAGATGAAATCGACTATATAGTGCAGCACACAAAACGAAATAACCTAATAAAAAATTTAGCCGTAGATCTCGAAGGCAATACATTAGTTCTATTCAACTACGTTGAAAAGCACGGAAAACCATTATATGATCTTATAAATAATAAAGTGGAAGAGAATAGAAAAGTTTTCTTTGTGGCAGGTAGTGTACAAACATCTGATCGTGAAGCGATTAGAGGAATAGTGGAGAAACAGAATAATGCTATTATCGTGGCAAGCTTGGGCACTTTTTCTACTGGGATTAATATTAGGAATTTACATAACATCGTCTTTGCCTCTCCAAGCAAATCCCAAATTAGAGTACTACAATCAATTGGAAGAGGACTCAGAAAATCAGACAACAATAAACCTACCACGTTGTATGATATTATAGATAATATAACACAAGCAAACTTTGCTTCTTTACATGGAAAAGAAAGATTAAAAATCTATGAAAAGCAAGAATTTAAACATGAAACACATCGGATTCGTCTATGAGTAAAAGCAAACAGATTAGACAATTTAAATTGACTAACAATGATGAAGTTATATGCGAAGTATTAGAATGGGATACTGAAGAAAACGCAGCTATCTTAGTTAAAGGTGCTTTAAGAATATTGAATTTTGATGATTTTTCAAAAGGTGTCAGGTTATTTGCATTTAGACCTTGGATGGGAATGCAAGATGACCCTGATATTTTTTTAACAATCAACGCCGCACATATAGTAGGTGAAGTTTCGCCTTCCGAAAATATAATAAAACATTACGCTAAAACTGTACGTGTAATTAAAACTATGATTGAAGAAAAAAGATACCCTAATCTAAATATGGATAAAGTTCTAGATGAAATTCCGGAAAATGCTACTGACGAAGAATTCGATGAAATTTTAGAAGATATTATTAGAGAAGAAGAAGATCCGATATCGGCTGATTCATCTTCAGATAATATTATTAAATTTAGACCGAAAGGAACTTTACACTAAATGGCTACATTAATATGCAATTTACCAAATCAAAAAGTATATGTTAGAAAAGAATATCTTTACGATCTAGAAAAAGGTCATGGTGAATTCGTAGAAGGTCAATGGGTTACAGCTAAATCGATACCCGGTAGAGCATTTTACTTTGAAACATTTTTACCACAATACGGCGCGTTGTATGATAAGTTACCAATCAGTGCCTTTGTTTCTGAACCAAAAACACCTACGCCTGATCTTGATCTTCCGAATCTTCAATTTTGGAACTGTATGGATTATGGAATAACCGCGGTTTGTAAACAATTTATTGGTGGCATGGATTTTGAAATTAGACCTCGAAATTTTGAAAATTTGAAAGGATCTTACATATGTACACTTGATAATTATCATGAAAGTACTGATGGAATTGATTATTCTACTTCTGAAATTCCAGAAGAGCATAAATCTTTTAATCTGCTTGAACTTGAGAATGGTCAATATTGTTTATATCCTAACAATAGAATGAGAGTTTATGATAATTCACTAACTCCACCGAATCCACTAATGCCTGATTTTAAAGTATCTACAAAATACTATCAAGTAGAGAATGGAAATGAATATAGACTTGGTGATACGGAAGAATATTATTATGAAGGATCCTCCAAATAATTATACTATCCCGGCCATCAACTAAATACTTAGTTATTATACATTAAAAAGTGCACTGTGTACAACACTTTTTTCGCCTTTAAAAGGAAAAAATAAAAGTTTACTTTACTATGTTTTTGTTATATAATATTATTATCAATTGGAGTATGAAATGAGAACAAAAAGAAAAAGCATACATTATGTTAACAATGCTGATTTTTCGCAAGCAGTAGTCGATTATGTTCATATTGTAAATGCTGCACAAAAAAACAAAACGACAATTCCTAAAGTGCCTGACTATATAGCACAATCTTTTTTGCGAATTGCGGAAGGATTGTCACATAAATCTAATTTTATAAGATACACTTATAGAGAAGAAATGGTTATGGACGCAGTAGAAAATTGTTTAAAGGCGATTCAAAACTACAATATTGAAGCTGCTACTCGAACAGGTAAACCAAATGCTTTCGCTTATTTTACACAAATTAGTTGGTATGCGTTCTTAAGAAGAATAGCAAAAGAAAAAAAACAACAAGATGTAAAACTAAAATATTTAACTAATTCAGGATTAGAAAACTTTTTAACTAATGAATTAGGAGAAGAAAATAGTCATGCTGTGATTAGTCATTTTGTTGATACTCTAAAAGAACGTATTGATAGAGTAAAAATTCAAGATACTCATTGGAAAGAAACTGTTAAAGTAGAAAAAAAGAAAAAAAGAGTCAAGCTATCAGATTCAGATCTAAGTGAGTTTATGGAATGAGAATAGGTTTTACGTGTAGTACATTTGACTTGTTACATGCAGGTCATGTTGTAATGTTACGAGAAGCGAAATCGCAGTGTGATTATCTAATTGTAGGATTACAGGTAGATCCAAAAGTAGATAGAAAAGAAAAAAATTCTCCTATACAAACAATTGTAGAAAGACAAGCACAACTTGCGGCGATAAAATATGTTGATGAAGTCATTATTTATTGTACAGAAGCAGATTTAGTTGATATAATAAACATGTATCCGATAAATGTAAGAATTTTAGGAGAAGAATATAGGCAAAAAGATTTTACTGGAAAAGACGAATGTCGTAATAGAGGAATTGAATTGTATTTCAATAAAAGAGATCACCGATTCAGTTCCAGTGATTTAAGAAAGAGGGTTTATGAATGAAGCTAGCAATACTGAACGATACTCATTGTGGTATCAGAAATTCATCTGAGGTATTTTTACAGAATGCTCAAGAATTTTATGAAAAAGTATTTTTTCCAGAATGCGAAAAGCGAGGTGTAGAACAAATATTACATTTAGGTGATTATTACGATCATCGTAAGTTTGTAAATTTTAAAGCTCTAAATCATAATAGAAAACATTTTTTAGATGAGCTTCGTACTCGTGGAATGAAAATGGATATTATTCCTGGTAATCACGACACGTATTACAAAAATACAAATGATCTTAATTCATTGAAAGAATGTCTAGGTCATTATATGAATGAAATCCATATTATTATGGAACCTACTGTTATGAATTACGGTTCTTTAGAACTTGCTTTAATTCCTTGGATTTGTCAAGATAACTACGATAAGGTTATGGCATTTATTGCTGAATGCAAAGCTGACTGGTTAGGTGCTCATTTAGAATTAGATGGCTTCGATATGATGAAAGGAATTCAAAATTCAGGTGGAATGAGTCATAAACTATTTGATAAATTTGAGTTGGTTCTTACTGGTCATTTTCATACTTCTTCTCGGCGAGACAATGTTTGGTACTTAGGATCTCAAATGGAGTTCTTTTGGTCAGATGCTCATGACCCTAAACATTTTCATATTATAGATACTGAAACTAGAGAAATAGAAAAGATTCATAATCCACACACTTTATTCGAAAAAATTGTGTACAATGATGAGAAAATAGATTATAATAACTATAATATAAATAATTTAGATAGAAAGTTCGTAAAAGTAGTAGTGGTTAATAAGCATGATAGCTTTACCTTTGATAGATTTATAGATCGTATACAAAATAAAGATATCTATGAGTTGAAGATTGCTGAAAACTTTAATGAATTTTTAGGTGATAATGTAGATGACGAAGGCATTAATATCGAAGATACTCACCAACTTCTAGACGATTATATTGATGGTGTTGATACTGATCTTAATAAAGATCGTATCAAAATGAATATGCGTGAATTAATGACAGAAGCCCAGGCCTTAGAAATAGCATGATAATATTTAAAAAAGTAAAGTGGAAAAACTTTCTTTCCACTGGTAATTCCTTTACAGAAGTAGATTTAAATAGAACTAAATCTACTCTTATTGTAGGGCAAAACGGATCAGGCAAATCTACTATGCTTGATGCGGTATCTTTTAGTTTGTTTGGTAAACCACATCGAAGTATTAGTAAAAATCAATTAATTAATTCTGTCAATCAAAAAAATTGCGTTGTTGAAGTAGAATTTAGCATTGGAAAATCTGAATATAGAATTGTCCGTGGAATTAAACCAGGTATTTTTGAAATCTGGCAAAACGGAAAAATGATTAATCAGTCTTCACACGCTCGCGAGTACCAAAAGATCCTCGAACAAAACATCTTGAAATTGAATCATAAGTCATTTCATCAAGTAGTTGTGTTGGGTTCCTCCTCTTTCATTCCTTTTATGCAACTTCCTGCCGGTCATCGCCGGGATGTTATCGAGGATCTTTTGGACATTAACGTATTCTCTAAGATGAACGTGATTCTAAGAGAAAAACAAAATGTCCTAAAAGATCAACTAAAAGATATTAGCTATAATATCGATATTACACAAAATAAAATTGACACACAAAAGAAATATATTAGAGATATTACAGTTTTAACAGAAGAAAATAAAAAAGATTATGAACTTAGGATACATGAATCGCAGAATAGTATCGATGAATTACAAGCTAAGAATAGTGAGCTTAGCATGGGCCTCGACGAATCTATTCGAACAACCGAAGAAGGGTTATCAACTTTACATGATAAACGCCAAGCCCTTATGCTCGGAGGTCAAGATAGGCAAACAACTCTCACCAACGTCAGGAAGCGGATCGAGTTTTTCCAAAAGAATGAGACATGTTCCGTATGCGAGCAAGCCATCACAGACACTCATAAACATGTTATTTTATCGGCGGCGAAGCAAGAAGCCAATGGTTTACAATCAGAATGTCGTGAAATCGGAACGAAAGGGACATTCGTGGAAAAAGAGATTAATGAGACTGGACACTTACTTCAATCGTTACGATCTAAAGTATCTCAACTCAGTGAGAACAACCTTCAGATCTCTGTATTCCAAAAACAAATTAAAGAATATCAGTTACATCTACAAAAAGATGTAGGTGCAGATCTAGAAAAAGCAAACGTAGATTTAAAAGATATACGTTCAAATAAAGAAAGCCTTTTAGAAGCTAAACTAAAAGTTTCAGAAGAATATTCTTATAATACTGCCATGGCAGAAATGCTTAAAGATACTGGAATTAAAACAAAAAT